AGTATGCTATGAGGTATGGTAAAAAGAATGGTAAGAACAGAGATGACTTGCTAAAAATAATACACTATGCTATCATTGCAATATGCGTAGAGATAAAAGAAACTGACCCATTAGAAATAGACCCAATTAAATTTCCAAGAAGGAGTGATTAGTGAAAAGTTTAGTAGAAATATTAAATAAGATAAAATTTCGTAAATCTATAAACAGAGTAACACATAGCTTTTCTAAAGGTGGAACTGTAGATATACTTCCTACATCCCTTAGAAAATGTTCAGAGTGTGGTGAGCATTATAATTTTCGTCTTTATCACATGATAGATCAGATAACTGGTCGTTATGATACTTTTGAAAATAATCAAAAAGAAAAAGGCTACTGTGACCCTTGTGGAAAAATAACAAAAGCAATACCTGTAGATGCACAAGATTTAATTTAGGAGAAATTAGTGACAACAAAATTACCAACACAATACCAAGAGTTTATTCATCTCAGTAGATATGCTAGATGGAATGAAGATAAACAAAGAAGAGAGACTTGGGAAGAGACTGTCAAGAGATATTTTGACTTTTTTGAAAAACATTTACAAGAAAATAATAGCCATAAATTGACAGCCAATATGCGCAAACAATTAGAACAGGCTGTATTAAACCTAGAAATTATGCCTAGCATGAGAGCTTTGATGTCTGCAGGTTTAGCTTTAGAACAGGATAATGTAGCAGGATTTAATTGTAGTTACCTTGCTGTTGATACACCAAGAGCATTTGATGAAACACTTTACATACTTATGTGCGGTACAGGTGTAGGCTTTAGTGTTGAACGACAGTATGTTAATAAACTTCCAGAGCTACCTGAATCATTGTATGATACTGATACTGTTATTAAAGTTGCAGATTCAAAGATAGGTTGGTCTAAAGCTTATAAAGAATTAATATCTTTATTATACTCAGGACAGATACCTAAGTGGGATGTCTCAGGTGTAAGACCTTATGGTGCTAGATTAAAAACATTTGGCGGTAGAGCTAGTGGTCCAGATCCATTAGAAGATTTATTTCAGTTTACTATTAATATATTTAAAGATGCAATCGCGGCAGGACAAAATAAATTAGTATCAATTAACTGTCACGATTTAATGTGTAAGGTTGCAGAAGTTGTAGTAGTTGGTGGTGTTAGAAGGTCTGCTCTCATATCATTATCTAATCTCTCCGATGATAGAATGAGAGTAGCGAAGAGCGGGTCATGGTGGGAAACTAACCAACAAAGGGCTTTGTCCAACAACTCTGTAGCCTACACAGACACTCCAGACACAGGTACTTTTATGAAAGAATGGGTATCTCTTTATGAAAGTAAGAGTGGTGAGCGTGGTATGTTTAACAGACAAGCGGCTGAAAAACAAGCTATGAGAAATGGAAGACGAGATGATTATAAAGACTTTGGTACTAATCCTTGTAGTGAAATTATCTTAAGAAACAAACAGTTCTGTAACTTAACTGAAGTAGTTGTTAGAGAAGATGATACGGATAAAAGCCTAAAAAGAAAAGTAGAACTAGCTACAATCTTAGGAACCTTTCAAGCTACACTAACTAACTTTAGATATCTTGGTAGCAAGTGGAGACAGAATACTGAAGAAGAATCTTTACTAGGTGTATCTCTTACTGGTATCATGGATAATAAAAACATGATAAACTCTAGTATAAATTTAGATACATTGAAACAGACTGCTATTGATATGAATAAAAAGTGGAGTAAAACATTAGGGATAACACAATCAGCCGCCATCACTTGTGTTAAACCTAGCGGAACTGTAAGTCAATTAGTAGATAGTGCTTCAGGTATTCATACCAGACACAGCCCATACTATCTAAGAACTATTAGAGCTGACAAGAAAGATCCTCTAGCTAAGTTAATGGTAGATCAAGATGTATACCATGAAGATGATGTAACTAAACCTGAACATACTTATGTATTTTACTTTCCAATTAAAGCACCAGAAAGTTCAATCACTAGAAATGACATAACAGCTATTGAGCATCTAGAATTGTGGATGAAGTATCAACAGGATTGGTGTGAACATAAACCATCAGTAACTATATCAGTTAAAGAACATGAATGGTTAGATGTAGGAGCATGGGTTAAGAATAACTTTGAAGACATTTCAGGCATCTCATTCTTACCACACTCTGATCACTCATATAGACAAGCACCTTATCAAGAGATAACTGAGAAGGAATACAAAGAGTGGCTAACAAAGACAACAGATTTTGTAGATTGGTCTTTACTGTCACAATTTGAAACAGAAGATATGACTGAGAACACTAAAGAATTAGCTTGTACTTCAGGTACTTGCGAGATTATTTGATGGAAATAGTAGAAGTAAAGTGGGATGATGCTTGGATTGATACAGACGATTATCTCAAAAAAGATTCTGAGAAGTTAAAACCGATTAGAAGAACTACAGTAGGATTTTTAATAGCCGATAGAGAAGATGCTATTGTAATGTGTACCGATATCTATGAGAAAGATAGTAAACATATAAATGCCCCGATGGTTATACCGAAAGGAATGGTAGTTAACTATTGGATTTGGGAACAACAAAAGGATTAAGATGAATTTATTAGATAGACTAATAACAAAGAGAGCAGGTAATGATACAGACCAAGAGATATATGCATCTCGATGGGTATGGTATCATACTATTCTTTGTTTTTTATTATTCAATACTAACCTCTTACTTCTTTGTATATTAGTAGTAATGATATTAAAATGAAAAGACAAGAAGCAAAACTTTTAGGCTTTGATATTATCTATAGTAGAAAAGGACAGCTAGTAACTGAAGTAACCTCTACAGATATTTCTAGTTTAGAAAAATACTTTACAAAAGAAGAGTATAATATACTACAGACAGTTTTAAGATCAGCACAAACTGAGCTTAATAAGATACATAATAAAGTTGAAGCTGATCTAAACGCTAGGAAGGCGTAAAGACTTTTAAAGACTTAGACTTACCTTTTACATTTATTTCTTTTATAAGTGTAGTAGGAACTGTTGAATGTTTAGCAGTAAGTTCGCTGATAAGAAGATTGACACCTACATCTTTTGTAGCTGATTCTAATCTAGCTCCAGTATTTACTGCATCGCCTATGGCTGTGTAATCGAACCGCGTATCACTCCCCATATTCCCTACGATTGCATAGCCTGTGGAGATTCCAACACCTATCTCTACCCCTAAATCCGCATCCTTTATCTTTTCAAGCATCCGTTGTCCTGCTAAGATAGCTCTGTTCTCATGGTCTGTTAAGTCTATTGGAGCATTAAAGATAGCCATCATAGCATCTCCAATATATTTATCTACCATACCACCTAGATCTTGAACTATAGAAGACTGTATAGTCAATGCCTTGTTCATAATCTCTGTTACTTCTTCAGGCTCTACTCTTTCTGATAAGGCTGTAAAGCCTCTGACATCTGTAAATAAGAAGGTACAGTATCTCTTTTCACCACCTAATCTAAGTAGAGAAGGATCATCTTGTAGTTGTTTGACTTGTCTTGGGTCTAGATAATGCTCAAATTGTTTCTTAATCTGTTGCCTTAACTTGAATTGTATTCTAAAGTTTAGCCAGAATTGTTGTGTAGCTATAAGGACCATAGCTATCATACTCCAAGTCACATCTATAAGTAAATTAGACTGTATCGTGTAAGCTCCTCCAAAGCCTGTTAAGACTATTAAACCTAAAGCTGATGCCATCCCTGTAGTTATACCGAGAAAGTTGATTACAAGGGCAACCAGAAGCCCTGAGATAGCAAATACAGCTAACTCTACAATCAATCTGTAATCTGGTATTTTTGGGCTATCCATTAGTATACTTTCAGCTAACGATGCCTGTATTTTATGGGGTTCTAATAGTCCTACTGGAGTAGATAATTGTGGCATAACACCTTTAGCTGTAACGCCTACGAAGACAAAGGTATCCTGTACATTCATTTCCTGTAGTGTTGTATGAGGTGTATCAACCCAACTAATCCATTTTCTTCCTAGACTGTCTGTTGAAATGGGAGGTAGCCCTTTTACTCTGATTTGCTCTATACCATTTATGTTTGTTCTTATTTGATATGTCTGACCACCCCCTAATATTTTTAATACTTGTGTACCAAATGAGGCTACCCACCCACCTTCTGTTTGTTGTAGTAATGGAATCTGACGCACCAATCCATCAACATCTATAGGAGCTGTTAATACTCCTTGAGTAGCAGAGTCTTTTAATACTGGTGTGTTTTCTAGGAAACCTTTTGCTTTTGGT